GGTTCGACTGAGGGCATAGATGACAAGGTTCAATTGAGAAAAACGGGGAGCGGGATGGAACAAGTACCAATTAGTAGAAAAATACATAAGCCGGAAATCCACCAAAATTTTCAAAAATTTTTTTTGAGTATTTTTTGGTAATCAATTCCTATTTCTTTTTTACGTTTTCTGCTGTTAAAATTCGCTAATACATTTATAGGTATCGCCTATATATGAAGTTCACGAATACGACGCGATCTAACTTTCTGACCTTGGTAGCAAGGAACGGTCAGATTCTTGAAAACCTAGCTATTCTCGGTATCCACCGCTCTTCCTATTACAACAGGAGAACGCGATACCCCGCTTTCGATCACGCCGTTGAAATTGCCCACGCCATCTACGTCTTACGTAAAGCTAACGACGAGCTTGCCGACCCCATCTTCCTTCCAGCAATCGACGCTGCGCAAAGTTGTTTGGACGTGATGGTGGACAAGGATGGCCAAAACTAAATACAAGGAAAATTATTACCCGAATTGGTTGGTAAACAAACTGTGCTCCAACTGCAAGAACAGTGCGAAAGCGAAGGGATTGGAATATGCCCTTTCGCCCAGCTTCCTATTGGAGCTTTTAGAAAGGCAGAACTGGCGCTGCCCTATGACACGTGTGTATTACGAGTTCGACCGAAATAGGAATCCTGCGCAGCCGTCAGTCGACAGGATAGATAACTCAAAAGGGTATGTGCCAGACAACGTGCAGATCGTATCTCTTTTTTATAACAACGCCCGGAACATCTGGGAACACGATGAACTAGTGGAGATGGCGCAAGCCTTGGTGGAAGTGAATGCTGAACGAGCGGGTTAGCGAACGCGATAAAAATCTTATACACGTACTTTCTGTCGCGGAAGATTTGAAAACAATCACGCCGCAAGAACAGAAGATACTGATTTTCTTCTACCGTGGTATGCACCCTCGAACAATAGCAATCCAGACAGGTGCAGCACGTGAACGCATCGACACACTTATCAATTCAGCGCGAGGACAACGTGTATTAACAGCACTGGCGGAACGCGACACTCGTGACTTGGCAATCACCAGAGAACGATTGACCGCGATGCTTTTGGATGCCCACTCGCATTCAGCTACAGCAACAGAAGAGATATCGGCAATCCGCGAGCTAGGAAAGCTCCATGACCTTTATCTAGATAACAAGAAACAAATAGACATTAACGTCAACCAGAAGATTACGAATTACACACAGATAGAAAGAGCGACGGAAGAGCAGTTAATCGAACTGGCTGGCGAGACCATCGATCTTGACCCCGACTCTTACAAGATTGAGTACGAATATGAGGAAGAAGAAGAGGCAGACTTCGAGAAAGTTGATGCTGACGCGGAAGAATTAGAGGAAGAGGAAGTTGCCGAAGATAACGGATGAGATAGGTAAGCTCCCGTGCAAAGAGTGCGGTGATAGCTTCTTCGAGACCTTGCTGGTTGATAAGACCTGCGCCAAGTGTCGAGAAGACCTTATCTCTGACGAAGCAAAAAAGAAGCTGCGGGAAATAGCAGCGAGCGGCGAACTCAACCCTAAGAATCAAGTGATCAGTGATCCGAAGAAGTTCGCTAAAAAGATACTTGAGCAGGAGGCTAAAAGATCTAAAAGTTTTGTAGCACAGGATGCAGCCCAAGCAGAACTCGCAAAGCGAGAATTGGCGAGACGACGACTCCTCCCTTTTGTTAGTCGTTTTACGCCAGACTACGCCCCAGGCTGGGTGCACGTTGATGTGTGTAACCGTCTCGAAAAATTCACTGAGCAGGTTGCTCTTAGGCAATCCCCTCGCCTAATGCTCGTGATGCCCCCACGACACGGTAAGTCACAGATCACGTCGAAGCGATACCCAGCCTGGGTGCTTGGTCAATACCCCACTTGGGAGTTTATGTCCTGTTCTTATTCAGGCGCACTGTCTATGAGCTTTTCACGTGAAGTGCGTTCGGTCATGCGTGACCCAACTTATCAGCAAATATTTAAAACTAGGCTCGATCCTGACTCGCAAAGTGTCGAGCAATGGATGACAACCGCTGGAGGTGGACTTGTTGCAGCGGGTGTCGGCGGTGCGATTACAGGTAAAGGTGCTCACATCTTAGTGATCGACGACCCTGTAAAAAACAGAGAAGACGCAGATAGCGAGACTGCGCGTAACAACACGTGGGACTGGTACACGTCTACGGCGTATACACGCCTTGCCCCTGGAGGCGGTGTACTTGTCATACAAACGAGGTGGCACGATGACGACTTGGCGGGTCGCCTCATTACGGCAATGGATGAAGGTGGTGATGAGTTTGAAATTGTTAACTACTCAGCTATTGCCGAGGATGACGAAGAGTTTCGTCTAGTTGGTGAAGCCCTACACCCTGAACGCTACGACGTTGATGCGTTAAAGCGAATAAGGCGTGCTGTCGGTGAGCGCGATTGGAATGCTTTGTATCAGGGCAATCCAGTCTCTGACGAGGGTGCTTACTTCCAGCGGGATTGGTTTGAGTTCTATGACCTTAATGAATTGCCGAGTGCCGATGAGCTGACTTATTACACAGCGTGGGACTTGGCAATCGGCACTAAAGAAGAGAACGATTTTACAGTCGGAATTACCGTAGCCCTTGATCGCCAAGACAACCTTTGGGTAGTCGACATGCAGCGAGGCAAGTGGGACGGGATGCAAATAGTAGACAAAATTATAGACACGTGGGAACAGTTCAAGAGCCAGATCACTGGCCTTGAGCGCGGTCAGATTGAACTAAGTCTCGGGCCGTTTCTCCAAAAGCAGATTTCTGAGCGGAAGGCTTGGGGTCTGTACATCGAACCTATGAAAACAGGCCGACGTGATAAGCAGGCACGGGCACGTTCGATTCAGGGCATGATGCAAGCGGGGAAAGTATTGTTCCCAGATTCAAGTCAGTGCACTTGGTCTCTTGCTATGCAGAACGAACTTCTACGCTTTCCTGCTGGCGCGCATGACGACATCGTTGACGCGCTTGCGTGGGTTGGCCTTTTGATTCAGGACATGGCACCGAGTAAACCGCGACTGCCAGCCAAAGCACCTTCTTGGAAAGACAAACTAGATCAGTATGTCGGCAAAAGACGGCGCGGCGGCGGATCGTGGATGACCGCATAACAGGGGATATAAATGCACAGCGAAGGCACAGGCAAGCGCAAAAAATTAGATAAAGAGACCGAGGCAAAAGTTGCCGAAGAGCAATGGACTCGTTACGAGCGAGCGCGTGACAATGGTCATAATGACTACTTGTACATGGCAGATCGCTGCAACGATTTCTACATAGGTGAACAATGGGACCCAGCTGACGAACAAGCACTTGAGTCCCAGAAACGGCCAGCACTAACGATTAATATGATCTTGTCGACAGTGAATGCCGTCCTCGGTGAACAAACATCCCGGCGGGTTGAGTTTAAGTATAAACCCCGTTCAGGTGGGACCGAGGATACGGCAACCACGTTGACTAAGCTGGTATCCGCTATCCGAGACGCTAATCACTATGATTGGATCGAGAGCGAAGTATTCGCTGACGGCATCATCCAGCACGGGCGTGGATTCTTTGATATCCGTGTTGAGTTCGATGACAACCTAATTGGGGATATCGTCATTAGGTCTGATGACCCGCGTGAAGTAATACTCGATCCAGACGCTAAAGAATACGACCCAACAACTTGGAAAGAAATCTTTGAGACTCGATGGATGAGTGTCGATGAGATCGAGCAGATCTATGGACAAGACGCTGCTGATTCGATTGTAAATATAGGCATTAACAATAATCGTCTATCCCAAGACTCAGTTGAGTACGAAAAAGAAGATACTTTTGGTGATGCTCGGGATAACGAAGAGCACACTGCATGGCGACAGTCTGATGACGAGGAACGCACTGTACGACAAGTGCGCGTAATCGAGCGACAGCATGTACGTTACGAACCCTGCTATTCATTTGTCGATTTGCAGACAGGTGACACCAAGCGTGCACCTAACACCTGGGACATGGAGAAGATCGAGGAGTTCGCTGCTCGAACTGGCGTTGGTGTTGTTCAGAAAGTAGAAAAGAAAATACGTTGGACGACGACAGCAGACCGCGTTGTGTTACACGATGATTGGTCGCCCTACGCTACCTTTACCAAGATTCCATACTTTGCATACTTCAGGCGCGGCAAGCCGTTTGGTCTTGTAAGTAACCTTATCTCTCCGCAAGAGCAGTTGAACAAACTGTCATCTCAAGAGCTGCACATCCTAAACACTACAGCTAACAGCGGGTGGATTGTTGAAGCAGGTGCACTAAACGGCATGAACGCCGATGACCTTCGAGACCAAGGCGCGGAAACAGGTCTTGTTATCGAAATGAATCCGGGGCGCATGGGCGGTTTGCAGAAGATCGAGCCTAACCGTCCACCGACTGGCATCGAGCGAGCGGCTGTAAAAAGCGCGCAGTTCATCAAAGAGATCAGCGGCATCAACGAAGCCATGCTCGGTATGGAAGGTGCTGAAGTATCTGGTGTGGCGCTGCAAGAAAAGACAATGCGTGGACAGGTGCAGATCGCTGTGCCATTCGACAATCTACAAAGGTCACGCTACTTCGTCGCTCGAAAATTGCTAGAGCTTATTCAGCAGTTTTATACCGAACCTCGGGTATTCAGTATTACGACAGAAGGTATGAACTTCGAGCAGAAGGATGAAGAGCTGGCTATAAATCTCCTAACTGCTACTGGAGAAGTTGTTAACGATATTACCGTTGGTAAGTACGAAGTCACTCTTTCCACTATGCCTGCTAAAGACAGCTTCGAAGATTCGCAATTTGCAGAGGCACTGTCGCTTAGGCAGGTTGGCGTGGCAATTCCTGATGATCGCATTATCGAATACAGCCATTTGGCTAAGAAGTTCGAGCTTGCAGATGAGATTCGATCACTGACAGGCCGTGGCGAGATGACTGAAGAGCAGATGATGCAGATGCAATTCCAGCAGGAGATGCAGGCTCGCATGATGGTTGCAGAAGTTGCGAAGGCAGAAGCTGAAGTTATGAAGATGGAAGCCGAAAGCATGAAGCTCGCTGCCGAAGCATCTATGGATCAGGGCGGTATTGATAGCCCAGCGATGCAAATGCGACGTGAAGAACTTGAAGTTGAGCTTCAGAAGGCACGGGAACAGCTACAACTGCGCCGTGATCTTGCCGCACTTAGCGCTCGAAGCCGTTATGACCAGTCAGTCCTCTCTACCAAAGGCAAAATTATCCAAGATCGTGCGTCACAAGCAGAAAAACGCCGCACGGAATTGGTTAAGGGCGAGCTAAATCGCCAAATGGAGCGGGAAAAACTCGCTTACCAGTCAAATGTTCAACAAAGGAACCCCCTAAATGAGTGAAAACACCGCTGAAGCCATAGACCAAGAGGAAAATTATGCTGACTTTCTATTTGCAGGAAGCGACGGAAGCGCTAATGCGCAAGTTGAAGAAGTGGATAGAGGCGATTTCGTCGAGGAATCCGCTCCGACACAGGTCGAGACAACCGAATCAGCCGAATCAAAACCCGAGCCAGAGGCAGAAGTAGCAGAAACGGGCACCGAAACGCCCGAACCTGAAGAAACTACCGCTGAATCTGAGGAAACTACTGATGAAACTACTGAAGAGGCGGTGCAAGAAGCCCAATCAGAGCGTAAAGATCCTATCCAGATCCCGAAAAGCCGTCTGGATAAGGAAATTGCTCGAAAAAAGGCCTTGCAAAACCAAGTAGAAGAGCTTCAGAAGCGGATTCAGCAGCAAGAATCAGGTCAACCAGCAGAAGTAACTGAATTTTCGTTCGATCCTGGCGATGCCCCCAAGCAAATGTTCGATAAGGTGCTTGAAGGCGATCTTGATTCTGCGAATCAGTTATTTGCAACAATGCTGCAAGACGCGGTAAAAGCTGGCGTACAAACTGCCACTCAGAATATTGATTTACGTGTGCAGGACCAAGTTAGAACAGTTAATCGTGCCCAGACTGAGCAGGAGGTTGCAGAAGAACTTGAAAATACCTACGACTTCTTCAGATCTGGAAGCGAGACCTACGACCAAGGATTGGTAGATGAGGTGTTGGCAATCAGGGATGGGTTTATTGGAAGAGGATACGAGCCAGCAGATGCCATGCGGCAGGCTGCTGACTATGTAGTACGTGTAAACAGGCCAGAAGATATGCCACAGGCGCAAGGAGCGGCAACGGCAGCGCGAGAACCTGTTGCACAAACGAGAAACCCCGAGGCTGTGGAGAAAAACATAGCAGCCGCCAATCAACAGCCGCCCACACTACCAAAATCGTCACAGGGCACTAAACCTCCCGCAAGCGTGGATATTAACGCTTTGTCGGAAGATGAGTTCGCCGCTCTCCCACAGGCGACTCTAGCCCGGTTACGTGGCGACTTTGTCTAGGCTGTTTTGCGTCGAGGGGGTCGGCGCAGGGACTGGGGGTTCGCCCCCGGTCCCAACCTATTCTAACTATTGAGGTATGTAGATGGCTTCAAGAGGACTTTACGCAAACATCCATGCTAAGCGAAAACGTATAAAAGCTGGATCTAATGAGAAGATGCGAAAGCCAGGCACGAAAGGTGCGCCTACGGCTAAGGCATTCAAGAATTCTAAAAAAACTGCTAAGGAATAGTAGGCAGTTTGAGAGTTGTTTACTTTATAGGTTTTACCTATAATGTGTTGTACCTACGTGGGTTCTACGATAGTGCCACGCTGACGCCCAGCTAATAAGGCGGTTTTCTTCGGTTTCAGCTCCGTAAGGCTGACGTTCAGGTAAGGCCGAAACGTTATTACGGCCACGTGCAGACATTTAAATTATTGGAGGAAGCCTAATGGCTCTTACTAATTTTGCTGCGCTAACCACGGAACAGAAAACTGCTTGGAGCCTCGACTTTTGGCATATGGCCCGAAACAACAGTTTCATTAACCAGTTCGCTGGTTCTGGCCCAAATTCCATGGTTCAGCGTGTAACCGAACTTAAAAAATCTGAAAAAGGCGCTCGCGCCGTACTGACTTTGATCGCAGACCTCACTGGAGACGGTGTTGTTGGCGATTACACCTTGGAAGATAGCGAAGAAGCTATCACCAGCGCCGACAAGGTAATTCGCATCGACCAGATGAGAAATGCTAACCGTATCGCTGGCCGAGTTGCTGATCAGAAGTCCATCGTTAACTTCCGTGAAACTTCACGCGACGTATTGGCCTATTGGATGGCTGATCGTATGGACCAGATCGCTTTCTTGACGCTTTCAGGCATTGCTTACACTTCTAAGAACAACGGCGGTGCTCGATCTGTTCTTGCTACTGGTAAGAACCTAAGCGACCTTGAGTTTGCTGCTGACGTAGCTGCTCCTACTTCCAATCGTCACTATAAGTGGAACGGTACTGACATCATTGCAGGCGACACCGCTACTGACGGCCACGCTCCTATTTCTTACAAAGCCCTCGTTCGAATGAAGGCTATTGCTAAGGATCAGTATGTACGAGGCATTCGTACTGGCGCTGGCGAAGAGGTCTATCACGTATTCGTGACTCCTCAAGTCATGGCTGACCTCAAGCTCGATTCAGACTACATCCAGAACGTACGTAACGCTGGACCTCGTGGTGCTAAGAACGAACTGTTCGCAGGGACTTCAAGCGTCATGGTTGACGGTCTGGTAGTTCACGAATTCCGTCACGTCTACAACACTACTGGTCTTACTGGTGGTAATAAGTGGGGCGCGAGTGGAACCGAGAACGGTTGCCGCGTATTGATGTGTGGTGCTCAGGCTATGGGTATGGCAGACATTGGTGCTCCGTACTATGACGAAGATTTGTTCGACTATGAGAACCAAATGGGTATCTCTGTCGGCAAAATGCTTGGTTTCTTGAAGCCTCAGTTCAACAGCATCTACACCGGACAAGATGAAGACTTCGGTGTCTTCTGTCTGGATGTACTTCAGTAAATCGCTTTAGCGAGTAGTTGAGGCCCTACCAATCTACGCAGGTAGGGCCTCACCCCCAACTAGGAGTTAATTGATGAAACTGGTAAGCGATAAAGATATTCGAGTAGCCACATTGTCAGGTCGTATGACTTGGCTACGTGCTGGTGAACCCAAGGAACTTCTTCAAGAGGATCTGATTAACGCGGCATTAGGTATGGGTGCCAGAGCAGCTGATGCTCCCCCCGCTCCTGAGCCTGTTGCGGAACCTGTAGATGAACCTGATACCTTACAAAAGCAAGTTGTCGATGCGGTACGAACAGTTTATGAAACTGGAGATCGTTCTGACCTTGCTTCTGATGGTACGCCTCGTATGTCTGTATTGAAAAAATTAGTCCCAGAAGCAACTGCTGAATTGAGGGAAGCAGCAATGCGCGAGGTCTCTCAAAGTTAATGGCTATAAGGCGAGATCCAAAGTTAGCAAGGGCTGGAGTTACAAAATATAACTCTCCCAGGCGGACTCCATCGCACCCCAAGAAAAGTCACGTTGTTGTGGCGAAGGTTGGGGATACGACAAAGCTCATTAGATTCGGACAACAAGGCGTTAAAGGCGCTGGAAAGAATCCAAAGAGCGAGAAAGACAAAGCTCGCCGCAGGTCATTTTACGCAAGGCACCGAGCACAAGATGCCAAACCTTCCAAGCTCAGCGCTCGCTATTGGGCTATGAAAACCAAATGGTGATGCTCAAGGAGAGCTAAAACATGTCAGGAACAATCCTAGGGTCGGAGATTATTTCAAAAGCCCGTCGAATTCTTCAGGACACCACTACGGGCGGTACTCGTTGGCTCGATGATGAGCTTCTCGGGTGGATCAACGATGCCCAGCGTGAAATCGTTCTGATAAAACCAAACTCAAATTCTCTCGTTGCAGATGCGACTACTGTGGAAGGGTCGAAGCAAGCACTTCCTTCAGGTGGGTTGACACTGTTAGCGGTAATCCGAAACACAGATGGCCCCGCCATCCGTCGAATCGACCGCAACATTATGGATTCTGAAAATCCTAACTGGTACGAAGATGTCGCCTCAGACACTACGATCCATTACATCTTTGACGAAGACAACCCAGACACTTACTACGTCTACCCACCGAAGCCTGCTACGCCTAACTCGATTGAACTATCGTACTCTGGTGCACCACAGGATTTGGTGAACACGGGCGCATCGATTGCCTTAAATGACATTTATGCAAATGTCATTTTGGACTACGTACTTTATCGCGCTTACTCTAAGGACAGTGACTACGCTGGTAACGCACAACGTGCAGCGAACCATTACACCGCGTTTAACAATAGCCTCGGCAATCGCGTACAGGTTGAGCAAATTGCAACGCCTAACGTAGATCAATCTGGTCGTTGGGATACGACCCGAGCGATGCGGTAATGGCAGACTTTTCGGACTTTGTACCAGAAGTCCTTAGCGCAGCACCGGACTGCCCTAACCCAACGATTATTCGTTCTGTTAGGACCGCAGTTCGGGAACTGTGCGAACAGGCCGATTGCTATCGTTACACGCTAGATGACTCTGCTGTCAGAGTGGGCGTAAGCGAGATCGAGCTTGATCTTCCCTCAAATACTTCATTACACCGTGTCATAAAGCTGTCAATCGGGCGGAAAGACCTAGAGGCATCTTCAGTGACCTTAATGAACGACCGAGATCCAGAATGGCGCACTCGCAACGGTGCGCCTCGTTTTTATCTGAGGTCTACAGAAGAGTTAAACGGGATCGTGATCAATCCTATTCCAGAAATTGAATACACAAACCCAGGACTCATTGGGGAAGTGGCGTTAAAGCCAACACTGACGGCAACGTCAATTAGTGATGTTTTTGTAGACAGGTACTACCAAGTTATTGTCGACGGGGCGATTAAGAATCTGCTTATGATCTCTAGCGCACCTTGGTTTAACCCAAGTATTGCTAGTGTGCATCAAGCAGCGTTTGCTGCTGGCATTATGGGTGCAAAATCCCAAGCCCAAGGCGACAACACCCCAAAACGAAGGGTAGTTGCTTATGGAGGTATATAAAGCCACGGAAGACGATCTCTGGAACTTAGTAGCGGCTGGCGAGGTGATGCACGCCGAAAGCCCTGTTTTTAGAGATATCCCTTTCGTGAAGCAAGAAGCGGCAGCTTTCATCTATTCCCATATCCACGATGAAAATAAATGCTGCTTCGTCGCTCAAAACGAGCAAGGCATGGTTGGCGCAATACTGGGCATGTACGCCCCAGTATTTTTTGGCTTAGAGCTACACGCTCATGAAGAAACGCTTTACTGCCTACCAGATGAACGCGGCACACACGCAGGCTCAGCGCTGATGAAAGCGTTTGTTGAGTGGGCTGAAGAAAACGACTGTAAGAGAGTCTGGACAGGTTCGAATACGGGCATCAACACGTACGCATACGTGCAAGTAGTCCAGAACCTTGGTTTTGAACATTCAGGACAGGTGTACTACAGAGATGGGCGATCTAACAAGAAATCTGAGTAGAAGCGAGTTTGCGTGTAAGTGCGGGTGCGGATTTACTTCGGCTGACCATCAGCTTGTAGAAATTCTGCAAGAAGTTAGAGACAGGTTCGAAGTAATGAAAGGCAAAGCTTTACCTGTCGTCATTACGAGCGGGAATCGGTGTGCCGAACACAACGCAAAAGTAGGCGGCGCTCCTAAAAGTAAACATACGCTTGGGATCGCTGTAGATTTTATGATTCCTGAAGTAGAGCCTTCTGAGATTTTTGATCATCTCAATGGCGTATTCCCAGACCAATACGGACTCATTTTGTATCCCGGCTGGGTGCATTTTGATGTTCGTGCAGAAAAATATAGGGGATAACTATATGTGTGGAGGAAGTAAGCCCAAAGATCCAGGGCCATCAAAGCAAGAAATTGCTTTAGCTGCGGTTAGTCAAGATGACTATAATCGCTGGGTACAACGCGGGATGCCTCTCGAACGGCAGGCAGTTGCACGAGCACGTGATCCCAATGTGCTTCGAGCACAGCAATCTATCCTAGGTGGGCGTTCTTCTGCTGACATTGCGCAGCAAGAAGTAGGCGCACAGTACGCAGCTCGCCAAGCGGCACTCCGCTCCGGTGCCGGGCTTCGTAGCAATTCGAACATGATCCCGATGACACAAACGTCAGCGGTGGCAAATGTATCACAGGCCAAAGCAGCTACTCGTGCAGCGGTCGACGCAAGGCAGATCCAAGACCGAGCAAAAGTCACCGCCCTTCAGTCAGGTGCAGGGCTTGCCCAAAACCAGTACAGCGGGTTGATGGCGGCAGCACGTCGAGGCAATTCAAGAAACCTTACTGACATTTCCAACGAGGCAATGCGGCAGCAGGCTCGAATGAGAGCATTCGGTGATGTAGCAGGCGCTGCATTAACTATTGGCGCTCAAAAATATTTTTCTGGCAAACAGAACGCAGAGATGGCCGAACAAGATTATATGACTGGGTTACAGCAGGAATATAACCAGTACGGAAAAATTCCTTCGAACCCCGGCCCCTACGATATGTCTTATAGCGGGGGGCTATACGGATGATCCAGTCAAATGTATACCCCGATGGGAGTATTCGCTACAGCGGTCTAGGTTCACTATATTCGAGTCCCATGATGGGGCTAGGCGGTGTTGGCTCTAGCTATAGTTACGGCGACCCTGATGCAACCATGGCGAACATCCTCCGTGGACAGCAACAGTTCCGTAACCAAATTTACACACCGCTTGAAACGGATGTTATTTCGCAAATTGGTGATGGTTCGCTTGTCAACGCAGCAAGAAACGCTGCGAAGCAAAACCTTGGCGGTACTGCCGAACGAGCGGAGCGGATGGCTTCTAGGTACGGTGGTCTATCTAGTCCATTACAAGCGGCAGAACTCTCGCGTAAGGCAAAACTTGGTGATGCTACAGCCGCTACTGGCTTAGTTAACAATGCACGCATCGCACAAGATGAGCGTGACCAAGGTCTCCAGCAGTCAATGATCAACTACTACCGTGGCGTTCAAGGCAATGCCATGAGTGGTCTTAGCGAAGCTGCTAACTCTCAGGTCAGCAGAGCGAACGCAGTATCCCAAGCAAACGCGGCACGTAGGGCGCAGCAAACACAAATGGTCGGTAGCCTCGCCGCCTCTGCGCTCATGATGGCATTCTTACTATAGGTGACTTATGGCCGGATTACTTGATTCCTTACCTAGCACTATCTTAGCAATGGCTAATGCACGGGACCAACGTGCATTCGCAGCAAGGGAGGCAGAGCTTCAGCGGCAGGCAGCGCAACAACTGCAAGATAGTCGTATTGCTGCTCAGCTAGAGCAACAAGGACTTATTAACAGTGCGGCAATGGAGCGAGTGAATGCTCAAATTGCAGCGTTAGCAGAAAGAGATGAGAAAACTAATCAGGCAGCGCTTGATCGGCAAAACTCTGCGCAACAATTTACACGGAATACTCAAGAGCAGGACAGGGCATTAAGGGGTGCAATCGGATTACGGAAGTCAATCGGCGGAGGACTGCCATCACCTTCTCAAATTGCGCAAGCACAAGGATACGCTGCAACGCTGAGCAGGCTGAACCCTGAAGATGAAAACCTGAAAGCTTTAGCCAACACTTCACAGCCTGAAGCGTGGCAAGCTTTCGGGTTGGGGATGCTGACGGATAATTATGATTACGAGCGACTGGCAGCAGCGAATCAAAATCGCGCTCCTGGTCTCCAATCACAAGTTGCTAGTGCAGAGCTTGCGGGAAGAAAAGCCGCTTCCCCAGCAGTTAATTCTGTCGCAGCTTTTGATAAAGCCCTTGGCGTCAACGCTGACATGCCGATAGAGCAACAAATTGAAATTGCGAGGGCAAACCCAGAGAAATTTTCAGAAGCTGCGAATGCTATGTTTGCTAATAACCCAGCGCTTCTTAGCCAAATCCGTGGAAGGCCCGGAGTAAGAGACGATAGTTCAGTAGTTACCGCAGTTAACGGGGACCGATTGCTAATGGCCGCGCAGCCCAGAGATAATTATATGATGTCTCCTACGGGCGATCTAATTAACCTTGGCCCTGGGGATACTGCACCTCCTGACTATCAAAAACCAAACAATGTCCCTCTGACAGTCGGTGCAGGCCCAGCCTCAGATCCTTCTGCAACCCCTCTTCAGTTAGATATCGGGCAGGCAATGCGTGTAATTAATGCGGCCCGTCAAACAACAAACCCAGATGTTGCGGTTGCAGGATCTCTACAAGTTATGGAAGACGCCGTCGATGCTATACAACGTGGCGTGTCAGAAGAAGAGTTAGAGTCATTACTTATACGTGCCCAATCTCTTGATACTCCTGGAGGGCAGCAACAAGTAGTAGATAAGTTCTTTGCAGAACAAGAGGCGATACCGCAGCAAATGCGCGATGCGTTCCAGAGAGGCTTGACGCAAGAACGTAACTCTCAGCAACAAGAACGACTACGACCATACCAAGAAAGTAAACAATTAAGTGATGCAATGACAGCCGAGTCGCAAGCCGCTGTACAAGCGTATGAAACCACGACAGGCGAAGCTAGTGCCAAAGCTGCTATCGAAGAGGGGAGGCGTCAAAGTGGCAGAGAGAAGGCTATCGCAAGAGCATTAGAAGATAACCTAACAAGTCTCAATGATATTTTAACTGACCAGGGCGCTGGAATTACCGATCCCGAATTTGGGGAAGCATACAAAGAGACCCGTCAATTTGGACTTCCTGGCGGCCCTCAAAATATCGCTGATGAGTTTATGAGTTTCGAGGCAACGCCGGGTAGCTTGAAGCAAGCAGTTATCGACACTCTTTTTAACTATGGTCCAAAGTACGGTGAAACGCTGGGCTTCGGTAAAAAAGCGTTTGAGCGATACTCGCCCGAACAACAAAAAGAAATAATACGGCTTGCGCTTGTGGTTAAAGGCTCCGCTCAAACAAATCTCGTAACGAGATTTTTCAATACTGGGGATGCGCGTTTATCGCGTAAGCCAACTGAAGCAGAACTGAGGGCTGGCGTTGAAAGACTGAAGGACCGCAGCTAATTAGGGGAAAGCTATGGCGCAAGATGGAAGCGCTTTTGGCAATGCCCTAGCAAGAGGCATCGACCAAACACAAATGATGGCCTATGGCTTTGCAAATGCCGTTGGGTCGTTAGTTGGGTGGGATTCTCTTGAAGAGTGGAGCGCAGAAGGCATTGCTGCCAACATGGAAGAGCTTCGACTCAACCCTCCAAAAATAGAAAGCTGGGACGATATCGATAGCCTAGCTGACTTTGGCACTTACTTTATTGAAGCCCTTGGTGAAGGCGCACCTATGCTCGCAACTGTGCTAGGCACTGCGGGTGCAGGTGGTGCTGCCGCTGGGATCAGTACGCTTACACGCGCACAACTTGGCAAACAAATGAAGCGCAAGCTTGGCAAACAGGCTATGCGTAACTACCAAGTAGCAAAACGGCGCGGGCAAATCGCGGGCGCTGCGACTTCTTCTTACACATTAAACACTGGCGAAACTCAAACTTCTTTGATTTCAGAAGGGGTAAATAACCCCGGCGCAGCTCTGACAGCAGGCGCAGTGAAGTCAGCTTTCGACTTAGTTGGTTTGGGGGCAATCACACGTGCTGCACGAGCTACTGGCACTTCGCCTAAAAACTTTTTTGATGCAGCCGTTAATCTTGCTGGCACCTATGGAAAAGCAGGTACAGTTGAGGGACTAACAGAGGGCGTGCAATCAATCGTTGATGCAGCTGTAGTCAGTGGGAACGTTGCAGGGAAGGATTTTTTCTCTGCTGAGAATGTCGACAATCTGATTAACTCGGTGCTCAAAGGCAGCATCGTCGGTGGCACATTTGCCGCTGGTGTCCAGGCCCCCGGACAGTTTATGGAAGTTGCTCGCACTAAGGCGAAGGCGCGTGAAGCACAAGCGCAGATGGAGCAAGAGTTTTATGGCCGTGAACCAACGGGCGTAGAAAACCTTCCGATCCCAGAACCAGAAGCCTATGCCACAGAGAACCCAGAACCCACTCAACTAGATCTGGATCTCGCTCTTAACGATATTGAGCAGACGGCAAATGCAGCACCAGATTATCAAGGTGTAGATCCGGGGGATGTTATACCCGTCCCCGAAGGTCAGACCGATATGGTCGCACAAGCCCGTGCGCTCGAAGATCCAACATCAAGCAAAAGAGCAATGCTTATAACAAGCGGCAGTTTTGATCCTTACGCAGCCAATTCTCTCCCAATGCCTCCCGGTATGGAGCGAGTTGATATGGGTAACGGAGATGTGATTTATACGCAGGATGCAGATGTAGCACAACGCGCTACAGATGTAGCACAACGCGCTACAGAGGAAGGCCCTTCTGATCAGTTTTACGGAGATGTGCTGTACAACATGCCTGGGGGCAAAGCACCTGACGCTAACTTAGTTGTTCAGGTGACAGATCCCGAAACAGGTGGCGTCACTACTGAAATACTTACAAATGAAGAGAACCTCGGACGCACGTTAGAGGAAGCACGTTTTCAAGCTGGCGCAGGCCGAGATGTAAACGTTATCCAAGAAACGAACGGTATACCAGCAACAGCAATTGCTGTGGGCGCACGTAACGCAAAGCAAGCCGATCAAGATGTAGCCAACGCGCAGGCAGACATAGAGACTCGAATTGCCGCACTAATCAATAACGCAATGATGCGTAAGAACGGCAAGAAGAAATTTCAAGATACGCTTCAAGCAGCATTCCAAAACGGATCGACTGAATCTGCAAACATACTCGCAGACGTTGCAAAGATGTCACCCCGTGGTCAGGCCGCTTTTATCGCAGAGTTTGTTGATGATGACGCTGTTTCAGCAGTGGAGACAACCCCACAAAACGCTGCTGAATTACGTGACGCACAAATAGCGGATATTGGTCCAAATACAACAGGCGAAAGCACATTTGATCGAAGTATTGACCAACTTGAACCAGAAAGCGCTCAACCTATACAGGTTGAGATTGACTTAGATTACGGGAATGTAAATGGCGCAGAAAAATTTGCGGATAAGACTTACGCAAACATTATTACGGAAGTTAACCAGCTTAAAAAAGACCTTGGCGAAAGCAGTCCGATTATATCTGAAGTGGTACGCGATGGTTCCACCGCACGTTTGGAGTTTGCGCCATCTGCCGCTGTAACGCAGAAGATCGAAAAAGACCCAATAAGAACACCAGACACAAATCTAACTAGAGGACTACCCTACCTCACACCAGATCTCCTTGTTGGTGCGGCAATTAAGAATGCAAAAAACTCGGTATCGAAGGGACGCGAAAAGTGGGCGGAGAAGAACAAGCTGGCAGCACGCAGCTTTATAAGAGCTAAAGACCCCCGAGGTCAGTGGCAAGTACTCGGCACTCGTGCTTTGGCAGATAGCGGTGTGCACTTGCTAATGTCAGAGCAGCAATCTACTGAAAGATCACTGGCTCAGCTACAGCTAGATGGCTTTTTACGTATGCAGGCCGAACTTGCTAATCGTGGATGGCAGATCCAACCAGCAGCCAAAGACACTCTTATCTACCATAAGGAACTATCTGGTAAGAAAGTTGATAAGGGTGGATTGCTCTCTATACAGGATGTCGAGCGCGGAAACATGATTGTTCAACGCCAATTCGCAAAGATCAATCGCCTCGAACGCGAACTGAAAGCCATCGAGCAAGGGGACCCAAGAGATCGTTACTTAATACCTATTAAGCAACGCGAATTACGTGAAGCTACATCGCAAGAGGCGATGGATCAAATCCCTTCTACTAGTGCTGTTAGGGGAACGGGGTTAGAAGCGGAACTTTTGTCCGTCCAAGAATACACGCCCGAAGTCAGTGACCAAGGTGGGGATTTCAACTACACCTCCCCTACCCTTATGGATGAGCCTGTAGCTGAACTACAGCCACAGGGGACGCAGCCAGATGTTTATAACGAACGCGTCTTTAAACAAGATCAAGATGCTATTGCAAAGTTAGCGAAAGGATTAAACGGGAATAGAGCTTTTCGTGTGAATGAAGTGCCCTACCCCAATACCGCTGCGGGACGCGAGCAAGCAGAAACAGAATTAAGCCGCTTACGCAATAGAGTTGATACCTATAATCGAGAGCAAGAGCAAGTTAAGCTGAGGGAAACTTCGGTGAGACAGCTCGATGAGTGGGTACAAACGAACCGTAAAGTTACGTCGCGTGCAGGGCGCGCTCGTGGTCCACAAGATTCTGTCCAGGGAATCGGACGAAACATCTCGCAAGAGGATGTGGATTTCACTAGCTTTATCTTCAATCAAGCTGGACTCAATACTGGAGAATCTAGCACTCCCTTCGGAACAGCAGTCACAATAATCGATGCTGACAGCCTTAGTGACCCAGAGATTGTTAATTTTCTTCCTACCGCTCAAACGCTCCAAAAGCGTTTTGCTGATGAACCAAACTTACAGGGCACAACCTTCGCAGTTAAAGGCCGTAGGTTTATTGTCATTCGGCCAAACAGTAAGAATGCTACTGAAGAGATGGTTGCCAATCGTAAGTTGGTGCTCGCCCATGAAGCAGGCCATGTGCTGCTTGACTCTGCACGAAAGAACCTCAGCGATGGGCAGCGCAGTAGGCTAGAGACATTATGGAATAACGAATCCAAAGAGCGGGACATCCCCGCGTGGAAAGGAAAAAACGGATTTCAAGAATGGTTTTCTGACAAGGTGGCTGGCTGGGCTAAGCATAAGGTGCAGAACCCAAAAGCTAAGCCAAAGAACCTTGCTGAAAACATTTTCGACAAAGTAGTAAACCAGCTAAAGAGGTTATTTAATGCTGTTAAGGGAAGAGTACCTAGACGCTTTGCTAACAACAACGCCTTTAATAAGTTCATGGACAGCATGGCAACAGAGGGCGTCTTTGATATTAATGAAGCGGTGGCTACAACCCAGGGCTATTCTGACATACAGCTAGGTAATCCAGCAGATCGAATCCGCGATGTGGTATCCCCTAGAACATTGCGCTATGGGGCCTCTAAGGTAAAACAGGGCCTTAAGGCATTTACAAACACTAAGGTGGGCAGCTACGTCATGACTAATGACGCCCTGCTTCGATCTGTGAATGAGCCAATTGGCCGAGCAATTTATCGTAACGTCAATGAGCGATATGAGGCTGGCGACACAATAGAAATCCGCGATGGCGTGACAGTGGTGCCGGGAGGCCGAAGCTACCACGAAGGCCGCGAATACCAGCTTCAGAAATATATTGGTCGATTGGACCAGATTCTGCGCGATGTACCAGAAACCGATCAACAAAAGGTGTGGTTCGAACTATCACGCGAAGTTCCAACTAAAGATCTAAGCACTGACGCAGCGGTGCAGGTCCGACAGCTCCTAGATGAATTTTGGGATGACTACGTAACGCCACGTATGCCCCAGATGCAAGGCCGTAAGGTCGAGAATTATTTTCCCAGAGTCTTTGACAAGATTGCCATTAGTGGTGATCGAGATGCTTTCGTAGCGATACTGAATAAGCACGGTATCAAAGATCCTGACAAAGTAATTAAGAACCTGACTGAGCAAGACCGGGATTACTCTGACTCAGAAATGGGTGCGATGATTCAAGGCTGGCAACAGCAGCGTGTGTTCAAAGACCAAGCGTTGCTACAAGACTTAGTTGACGGAGGGTTTGTCAACGCAAGCCCAGCCGTGTCGTTACTCGACTATTTTAAGCAAGTTACTAGTCGCGGTGAGTATGACCGACTGTTTGGTGGTTTTGTGGGCGGTAAGTGGGACAGCAATAAGCGCATTAAAGAGATGACAAAAGATCTATCTCTGGAAGATAAAGTCAAATTCAACAAGTACTTCAAAGCGAGCATATTCCCTGAACATCTTGACCCAGATAACCCTTGGCACAATTTCCTAGGAGAGTTACGGGCTTATGAAAGTTTTAGGGTACTTCTCGGCAGCGGCCTTGCCTCGGTAGCCGAGTTAGGTGGCATATTCTCCCGTTTGCGCGGGACGTTAGATACAAGCGAATTCCGAACGATCATCGCTCGATCTCTCGATGGCCGAACTAAAGAAGAGCTTTATGACTTTGCACGTGACATGGGAGCTGTTGCTAATGCTGCGACAGGCGCGATGTTGCAGGACATTGCAGCCGATCCATCTCTCGGCAACAAAGGATTCTTTAGAAAACATCTCCCTTCCCTTTTTAAGTACAACGGTAACAATGCTGTAACCGACTTTACGAGAGTTGTTGCGACACAGGCTGCGCGGCAATACATCAAACGTATTGCAGCACAGAAGATGGATGCGCAGAACGTCAGACGGATGCGCGAACTGGGGCTTACCCCACAAGCTGTCCAGCGTTGGGTTCGCATTGGCGAGCCATCTACTTCCCAAGGGTTACAAGGCGCTGACAAGGTTGCAACTGAGCAAGTACTGTTCGGCATACATCAGTTTGTTACTGACAGTGTGCTGCGCCCTAATGCGAGCGAGCGTACTTTTTGGGCTACAGATCCTCTAGGCGGTATGGTCTTCCACCTCAAGTCCTTCGCTTATTCTTACAATAAGCGAATACTTGGAGGGGTTGCGCGAGAGATCAACGATCAGATCGAAGGCAATGAAGACCTAAAAGCCTTTATGCCAAAACTGTTCGGCGCAATCTCTGTATTTTTACTTCTCGGCGGTATTACTGACGAGCTTAGGGCACGACTATTTAGTTTTGGCACAGAAGGCTCGCTAGACAAAGCACGTGGCGACACGGGGCAAATGATGGAGAACTGGGCTACGAGGGCTGGATTTTTCAGCCTGCCTTTTTCAGACATAGTAACTAACCCCTCACCGGAAGGAGTGGCATACTCGTTAGGGCCAACCACCCACCACTTCTATGAACTTCTTTTCGAAAATTACGGTGAACGTACCGAAGCGTTGAAGCTGATGAAATCAACACCCGGTGTGAATCAGTTACCAGTTCTAAAAAAGGCAATCGTGGAAGAATTAAGTTAAAATATAGGTAGCACATATATTATGGTTTCGCAAGTTGACTTAAATCCCCTAGTTCGTGGGGACACTTGGACGAACAAGTTCGCGTTTACTGATGCGAACGGTGCTGTCATCGACATCTCTAACTTTGTTTATTGGATGACATTGAAATCAAATCCCGAGAAGGATGATGTCGAAGCTGAAGCGCAAACCAGTGTAACGGCGACAGGTACGGATGCGCAAAACGGGATTGTGTATGTCACTTTCTCTGCGGCTGAAACAGCAACGTTGCAGCCTGGGAAGTATTACTACGATTTGCAGCAAGTGAATAATGGAGAAGTAACGACTTTGCTTCTTGGCAAGGTCAAAGTGTTACGGGATATCACGAAGACTATTAGCTGATGGCAACGAACGTAAAAGTCTCAAGCACACGTGCAAATGGCGTTACCGTACAGACTACTTCTGTTGCGGTAGACCCTAGTGCGCAGGCAGTAGCAATACAAGTTGGCGGCACCCAGCAAGTGAATGTAACGACTCGTGCCACATCTAACTCTTTGCGAGCAGTGGTGAAGTAAGTGGCAACGCCAACGCTAACAAATACTCCGGTAACGATTAGTGATGCGGAGTCCGTTACTAACTGGTCTGCCGTGTCTATCGTTCTTGATCCCGATATTAAGCGTCAAGGGAACAACAGCGTAACGGATGGCTTGAGGAATAACGGGGCGACGTTTAGTTACAGCGGAACTCCGCTTCCGACCAACCTGAATAACCAAACGATACGCATGTGGTGCACCAACACGTTAACGCCTTATATGCAGTCGTTTGCTAATGAAGGGTTTTCTTTCCTCATTAACACAGGGACGACCGGGTACTACACCATAGCTGGTTTCGATACCTATCAAGGCGGCTGGCTTAACATGGCTGTTACGTTAGCAACAGGTGTAAGTCCCACTAGTGGGAGCGTAACGCCTACTAACAATGTCAGTGAAATTGGTATTAGGTTCCAACGTACAGCTGCGCCGAGAAACATCGATAATACTTGGCTTGACTACCTGCGCTATGGCGATGGCTATACAGCGACAGGTGGAACCTCGGGTGATCCTATTACCCCAGCTACTATTGCTACTACGGATAATTCGAACGGTTATGGCATATTCGAGAAGATAGACGGCGTTATTTTCGGATCGGGGACGTTAGACCTTGGCTCTGGTGCTACCACTACGGACTTTGATTCTGTCGGGGACCTTATCGTATTTCTGGAGAACCCCTACACGAGAGCAGGGCTTTACTCGATCACTGCTGCTGGCTCAGGTTGCAATGCCTTTCTCGATGGCTCGGTAATAAAAACCGCTGGTAATGTGGCTAATAACAAGTTCGACTTAGATTTCAGCGATTCAGCGATTACGGCCACAGTTACAGGATGCCTATTCGATAAAGGTGCCAGTTTAGATTTTGCCACAGGACACTCAGTGACGAATAACACCTTTAACGCGTGTACTTTGATTACGCCAGGAGGCGCTACCTTCACAGGTAACATTATCAAAGGAGGCACTGGTACTGCGGCAGTTACTGCTACTCCAGCACAGATGGCTAACATAACTGGCAACACGTTTTACAGTAACTCTAACCATGCTGTTGAAGTAACGGGCACAGCCGCAAATTTCAGTTGGGATAACGAGGATGATTCGAATTACGACAGTGGTACCTCTGGGAATGATGTTGCCGTAGCTACACCAACTGGTAATGAGACCATCTTTGTAAACATCGCCACCGGGACTGTACAGATAACGGTCGGAGATGGGGCGAATAACATTCCATCAGTGAGATCCGCTGGAGCCACAATTAATGTTACTGCTGGACTAACAACGATCACTGTTACCGAGCTAAAGACTGGCAGCGACGTAATCGTCTTCAACGCTAGTACCAATGCAACTATTGCAGAAACAAATAACAGTGGCACAAGTTTTCAGTTCCAGACCAGTGCCGCCACGACAGTACACATACATGTAACAAATTTAGGATACCTGCCTTACTACAGGCGCAATTTTGTTGTGCCATCGAATAACCAAGATTTAGCGGTAAGCCAGGTTGTAGACAGAGTTTATGAAAACCCAGTAACGGCTTTTGACCCTTAACATGAAAAGAAGTGCAAAAAGATACGCGCTGTATTCCAAGTTTTATGAGCTGAGCGGAGAGCGAGAAACACCTTTCAGCCCAAATACAGAGCAACAAGCTGTACTAGACCATTGTATGGTACAACCGGGATTTACCGGATTTGAAAAATTTACTTTGGAATGGGATATAGGTATTGCCGATATTCCTACCATGCTAGACAGACAAGATGACTGGTTTCTATACGGGATCAGCGAAGACATCGTAGTAAAAGTACCCGACGAATCTCTTCGGAAATCTTTAACTCTAGCAAAACAGGTTTTCCTCGCTTCTGGAGCAGGCGTGGAGACAGAGCCAGATCCCACTGGTGGGACTGTCTGGCAAAAAATTGGGCTAGACCTTAACTACAAACAGATTGTCGAAACGATGGAGGGACGACACGCATGGCTTTAATTATCGATCCAGATGCGTTGTTTGATAGCAGCAGCGACGATGGCTCTACTGAGGTATATATCAATACCTCAGCCCAGACCATCAAGCTTAACGCTACAGGCAACCTGAGCGCTGATGGCGTAACGCACAAAGCGCTTTATAGTTTTTTGAAAGACCAGTGGCAGGGTGATCCGAACAGTAAAGGACTAAGTAAGTTCATCTTCCCTATGCTGGCAATCACGGAAGAGCAGTTTGAATGGGGGAACAATGGTTCTGTTTACTCTGACTGGGCACCCGCAAACGCTGCTACTCGAACCTATATCCGAACGGGGGGATGGCGCGAGCTGAATGCTAGTGCGCAAGTACTTCGAGAGTACGCAGGTATTATCTCACTGGGTACGATAGGGGCCGCAGACCAACCGTACTATTTGCAGGTGGACGGCGGAACGCCCGCAGATTTCGAATTCCCCGGAGTTGTGAATGAAGCGGTACAAATTTATAACGACGTAGACGGCGATGGCGTAATTGAATCTGGTGATGGCGACTTCGACTACCGCAGTTTCTTTAAAATTTTCTGTCGAGAAGAAAACAAGACATTTGCTCAGTCAGATATCAGTGCTATCGGTGTAACGAACATGACTTATCAGGTGTATCGTTTTCCGTTGACTAACGCAGCGGATATTAAATACACCACCGCAGATTCAACAATTGGCTCGTCATCACCTTACACCGAAATCGAACTTCGCTACTTTGGCAGTGCGTTTACCGCAGAAGTTGCAGATGGCGTTGATTCAAACTTTGGTTTAGTCATCGATGTAGGCACAATCTCTGGTGTTGATGGTTCATTTTCAGCGTCGGGATCTGTGCTCACAACAAGTGGCAGTACGATCCCTACTACGATATATGACAGTGGCACACTGACTATTACTGAAGGTTCGGATAAGGGCACTGTTTTTAATGTTACTGGGACGACAAGTACCTCAGTCACTATCGACGGTTCCTTCACTGCGACTGAGACAGGCATTAGCTTTATCCTGCAAAGGACAACACCTATAGTCGCTACGCTTCCTCAAATTTACGAGAAGATTCAATATTCGCTCCGACTCGGATCAGATATTGATGAAGTTGGCACGCTTACTGGTAAAACTGCCGATACGTTGCTTACGTTCATTGGTGACGAGCTTCGAACGAATTCACAAACTGACGCAACAGGCGGCTCAGGTGTGTACATCTCAGGTTTCCGTACTGCGGATACCAACGAAGTTCAGTTCACGGACAACGGTGGCAATGTTCGAGAGTACCCATTCGTTGCATCAGGCGACTTGGTGTTCAACTCTAACCTGACGACTGACTCAGCAGCAAAGTACTGGCTCTACTACAAGCACACTCGTGTTGATACGCCAGCTAACTTCTCGTTTTCGAATTCATCCGGTAACACTACCGAATTGACTTCTTCAAGTGCGGCTTTGCCAACACTTGCACAGAACGATTATGTACGAATCGAGGGAGCGAGTACCGCTGCAAACAACGGTATTTATCAGGTTACTGATACCACACCATCCACCTCAAGTGTTCAAGTGACAAAGGTCAATGGCGCTAATCCAAGCGATGAGACCTTCACCGGAACTATTTTCCAAGATCCGATCAATAGCCCCGATGCCAAGCTCGTTAAAAATTCTAACGGTACCAACATCGGTAATGCTTTGATCAATGGCAATTCGACTATCGGTTTCACGTTCGCTTATGACACTGAAAACGAAGGCGGTCGCCTTGATAACCAAAGTGGTGGGGTAGATGCACCCGTCGTACTTCGCGTTATTGGACTTTTCAAAGGTCAGTACGCCGAAGCGGAATTTTCGATTACCGAAGCGACAGGCCAATCATTCCCGATCAACGCACCATTCGAACGAAACTACGCTGATCCAGCTTAATGGGTTAAGGGGGTCCCAATTCGGGACTCCCGCTTTTTAAGGAGTCTTAAATGCCCGGCGAAAAAAGATTTACGAGGATTCCTCCCGAGTCAACGGGTGACAGAATCTTTATGGTCCACACTGCGGAAATCCTTTTCGATGAGCAGACGGACAATTCCTACACTTGGAAAGTTGGCGAAAGGTACACCATTAGTGGCAACGGTGGACCAACAATGTCAGTCCACGTTCACGGCGTGCAAGACAATGGCGTAGACGGTTTCCTGAGTGTTCATTTTTCAAAGTATGACAAGAATAACAACATTGTACCGCAGCTAGGCCAGAACATTATTGACCCTGACGGTACAACACAAGTAGCTAAAGTTGCGTCTACCTATGACGTTTATATCCCTGCCCAGCAGATTGTTGGCTTTGACAACCCCGAGTACGGTGTTGATGTCGACCCAACAGGGAGCATGAATGTCCGTTTTTCTGAGGGACTGCCTCAGTTAGACGCATTCGGAAAATTGCGTACTTCTGGCGCTACGATTTTAGGTGACTACGTTTTCTCTGATAACGATAGACCTTTTGATTTTGCAAAAACTCGAAATGGCGCAGCATCGGTTATTTGGGCTGAAGATAAACGCTGCGTAACTTTTTCAAGCGGCACTACGCAGGCTACTGCTATAACGGGGTACGGCGCTCAAGAATGCTATCTAACTAGTCACACGTATCATCATTACTTTCCTGGGTTCTCACACCTGGCAATCATGACTGCCGCGCTCGATAACATCGACGTTACTGGCACGGTACGTGAATGGGGTTATTTTGACGAGAATAATGGTTATTTCTTTAGGAAGGATGAGGACTCCCCTCTCCAGCTTGTCATTCGTTCATCGGCAACTGGCGTCTTAACTGAAATAATAATTGAGAAAGACGAGACTAGGTATTACTCAAACGGCATTTTGCAATCGACAGAAATTACGTCTTGGACAGGCGATCATGTAGATGGTACTGGCGACAGTCGAATGAACTTACGACTGATAGACGACAACATTTACTGGATTGATATTCAATGGCTATCAGCTGGACGCGTACGATTTGGCACCTACCACCGAGGGCAGCGAGTTGTAATACACGAGTATTACCACGAAGGGTCATTCAACGCTGGTAAACCGCATTCACAAACAGGAGCGCTACCCATACGCTTCGGCCAATTCAACAAAGTTGGCGAAAGTGTAAGCGGTACAGCATCACTAAGTGTGTGGTGCGCGTCAGTTGTATCCGAGTCACAAATCGATTTAAAAGGTATCGGTCGAGGACAACTAGAGTCTTTTGAAGTTCAGTTTGACCCTACTAATTTAAATGATTGGCAAGGGCTAAATGATACGGGTAAAGGCGACAGAATACCTACGACATTTGCTAGTGGGTTTACGACAAACGGTACAGCAGCAGTTGTACCCTCGACCGCATCTCTAAAAGCTGGCTATAAACTACATTTAATGGATCAAGATGGCGGCACTGGGGTCATTACCGGACAAGCCATTTATATCAGTGAAATTATTGATGGTACTAACATTGTATTAACTGAGGCCCCTACAACTGATTTTTCAGGCGTAGAGAATGTGATGTTTCACCTGCATGTCAATGACGAGTACCAACTGCTGGGGATACTGTCTCCCGTCAAAAATATTGGAACCGCTACTCACGAAAACAGAACTTTATATCTGCCACAAGCGATGCGATCTTTTGCATACCATACCGATGGTACGCCCGCCACGGTTGAGATTGAGATATACGCTGATCCTATCGTCAGCGGTAATTCAGTCGCAATGCCGATAAAAGAATCTGTAAGTGCAAGTGCGCCACTGACAAAAATTGAACCGAATGATCCTTACTGTGCAGTCACTTCTTATGAGGATTCTGGGCAAGTTAACTACTTTGGGCGCGGGTTCCATCAACTTGTTTCGTTTGTGGATGGGAACACAGGTCGAGAGGAATTAGGGGGCCAGTACACCAACTTTCAGGCTGGAGCTTTTAAATTAAAAGCAGCCAATGGCGGCAATAATCGGTGCCCTTTACTTAAAATCCATCAATCACCTGCTGCTGGTAGGGCAACAATTATTGAGATTAATACTCCGCCAACAGGCGTGGATTACTCACTGCACCGAGAAGGAAATCCAATCCAGTTCGAGGGTATACCGGGGGCGATTGGTAGTGATGCTACCTATGGCTTGAATATCAATGTAGATCCTAACCGATACTTTTATCTACGCATGATCAGCTTAGACAAAGCTGAACTGTATTTAGATGAGCAGTTCCAGACTCCGTATGATACAAGCGGACTAAGTACAGCAACTAATAGCGGCAGTTATACGTGGAACGCTACAGCAGTCCCACTTTCAGATGGGGGTTGGATACGAAGCGGATATGGCCCATTCCTGTATTTTGCGATTGTTGCTAAACCGATTGGCCTTAGCGCTCAATCCGCATACCACGCAACTCACGGAGACATTGTCTGCCACTTCGCTTTGAGCTGGAATGAGGTTGCGCAGTAATGCCTTCGCTACATACTTTTTACGGCCACTGGGACTTTTGGGAGCGCGATCCTTCCAAGAGTCACTATGGTGCGCAGAAAGTAACATTTGATGCGTCTACTAGACTTATTTACATCAACGAAGGCGAGACAGAACTCGATGTGCAAACAGATTTGTACAGTGCATGGAAAGAATGGTTTGCGTCTCGAACAAACTCTGGCAACCCTCCGGCCATCTCAGCTATCGGCGGCGAAGAAATTGACGAGAGCCGTTCGGTAGGAAGGACCTATTTTCTTGAAAATGGCTGGCGCATACAGCCTTGGTTTGGGGACTATAACCTGATCGTTGATGGCAACTTGTACACCCGTGAACCGGGTGGCAAGCCCGTCAACCAAGTCGATGGCGTATCGGTCAGTTTGACTAGATCAAACATCACCGAAGTAGCTATCGCAGGTGGCGTAGCAACTGAGAATCGCCTCTACGAGATATGGAGAATCCTTGGCCTCGATGCCGCAGCAGCACAGGTCATTACTGACAGCAGCATTACTGTCGGAAACATAACCTTGTCTATCTCGCAGACAGATGAGGATACAACTACGGTCGAGCGTTCAGAGTGAGCGTACAACGACGCTTGGCACTTGCCACTCGCGGCTTTAGAGGTAGCGATGGCGAAATAAGGTATAGAGAGGTGGATAACAGCGTTCGCAAGAATCCTGTTGTCGAGGAAACAGCAGTAAAAACCGATAGCAATCTGGTCAGTCTGACAAGAGATGGCACGCCAGTTACTCCTATCACTACCCCTTCTTCTGCTACAAATGTAAGGATTTCACCTTCGACAACAACAATAACCTGGGAGGTGGAATGAGATGGAATGGTCAGCATTTGAAGTAATGATTGGATTTATAGGTATCGCAATCACTTACTCAACTTTGATGTTTGGTATCTACCATATAAGGCAACGTATCGAGCAAGCCGCGTCTTTTTCAATGAAGAACACTGGCAAGTTAGATGATATTAGTCGGAGCGTAGAAGAAATTGCAAAAGTGAATAAGAAACTATCACATGAAGTTGACATCACTCATGAATTGCTAAGAACTAACAATGAACTGATCAAAGACAACACTCGGGCTTTTGAGTCTTTACAAACAACAATACAGGCGTTCCATACTGTACTAACACTTGTAAAAAGAAACGATTAAAATTATAGGCGATACCTATAGGTGAGATATGACACGGATTGTAATTGATGATTTCGGTGGGATCGCGCCTACGATAAACGCAAGAAAACTAGCCGATAAATTCGCGCAGACAGCCGACCGAACTTACTTGAAAGCAGGGACACTTGCCCCTCTTCGATCAGCAACTTCAGATAGTGGTAAATCCCAAATAGCTAAAGGAGCAAAATCAATGTTCCTTTATCAAGGCGACTTTGAGGCATCGACCCGAGATAAGTCTTACGCCAAAGTTCCTATTGCGAATGACAGCCTTGACCGCATCGTTGTTACTGACCACACCCATACAACTAACTACCCCATTATAAAAAGTGGCGCTAGTGAATATCGGCTTGGTATGCCACAACCGGGAGTACCTACTATTGTTTCAGTAACTGCGCCTTCTGACCCTAATGGGTTAGACGCGGAAGACATCACGTATGTCGTAACGCTGGTTGACGCATGGGGTGCGGAAGGTCCTCCTTCTGACCCAGCTACGATTACGGAGCGGCAGATAGACACTGATGTTACGGTGCTACTACCTTCACTCCCGTCTGGCTCGTACAACTTTAGTGCGGGAGCACTGTTCCGCCTGTATCGCTCGAATAGCGGTACAGACAGTACTTCTTATCAGTTTGCTGGCGAGTTTGCAGTATCTAATGCTGGCGCGAACGTTACCGACACAAAAGTCAATGCACTACTTGGCGAAGTAATCCCTTCTGTCGATTGGATTGGGCCACCAGATGATGACACGACGCTTTACCCAAATGGTCCACTCGAACAGGTAGTGAACCTACCTAACGGTGTGCTTGCTGGTTTTGCGCATAAAACAGTTTGCTTTACAGACCCTTTTCTCTACCACGCATGGCCTGCGAGCTATCGTATTACTCTTGAGGATGAAATTGTCGGCATCATGGCAATCGCCAGTGGGCTTGTCGTTACAACCAAACGCAAGCCTTATTTGGTAACAGGTGTTGATCCTGCTGCTATGACCTTGATCGAACTCGATGTAAACCAAAGCTGCGTGAGTAAAAAGTCGATGGTTGATATGGGTGAGTACGGTATATACGCCAGCCCAGATGGACTTGTTCTCGTTTCAGGTACTCGTGCGGAAGTACTAACTAAAGGCTATTACAACCGTGAGCAGTGGCAAGATGCTTGGGAGCCTTCCAATCTGATTGCGTTTTACTGGGAGGGTTACTACCTTGCTTACAATGGCGATATAGCTTCTGGCCCCAAAGGGTTCATGCTAAATCTCGTCGAAGGCGATGTTAATTTTGTCACGCTTGGCACACATCAAATTGCATCAGCTGGCTTCTACGATGCTGAATCAGATACTACATTCTTTGTACTTGACGATTGGAACGGTACAGGAAATGTTTACCCACTTAAGTTTGCGCAGTCGATCTTAGCGCCAGAGGAATTTACCTGGCGCAGTAAAGAGTTCGTCTTGCCCAGGCCAGAGTGCATGACTGTTGTTCGGGTCGATGCGCTCGAAGACATAGCGACTAAACCAGTAACGATTAAGGTCTTCGCAGACGGAGACTACGTTAACCCCATTCTTGATTATCAGCATAACGATCTGACGAACGTCTACACGAACGATCAATCATTTCTACGCCTACCCTCTACTGGCAAGCACCGCGCTTACGCTGTTGAAGTGTTTACCGAAAATGAAATTAGCAGAATTGTACTTGCGAGTTCTATGCAGGAGCTTACATAAATGCCACGACAATCGTTACCCTCGATTCCCCAAGTCCCTAAAGGATTACCTCCAGAGCAGACTCGATTCTTACAAGCGTTGGCCGACGCTTGCCGTATTCGATTTGGACAAACTAAGAATGAAGTGGATCGTTCTGTCACAGTCGGGGAGTTGGAAGGTACTGGTATTATTGTTCGTAACGGTTCTAATGTCGCAGCGGGTGTTGTAACAGGCGACGGGAATGTCGTTACTACGGGCGGTAACTCAGCTGCGTTTACGGATCAAACTACGCCTAGTGCACCAACTGGTCTTACCGTTGGCACTCCTGATAGCACAACAGTTCTTTTGAACTGGGACCCACCCACCGATACGCAAGATTACATCGCGTACGCTGAAGTCTTCCGCTCTATCAATGATGACTTTGATGTTTATGAAACTAATGAAGATACAGGGTCAACGACCGCAAACGATGTCGTATTCGTAGGTACAGGTGCCTATGGGTTCGCTGATCACTTCGAGCAAGGCAGCGCACCAACTGGAGGTTATTACTACTTTGTTCGTTGGCGCACCTACGCTGATAACGCAGGTGCAGCAGCAGAATCTGGCGCAGTTATCCCTGCTCTTGATCCAGCTAATCTTCTTGCCGCTTTAAGTGAAGCAGATGCTGATGATGCACTGGTTTTTGACGAAATCAGTGAGTTTATAGTTAAAGCTGACACTTTTAAGATTCGCTCTCCTGATGTTGGCGGTAACGCGATTGGCGACTTGATCTTTGCTGTAGATACGCAAAATAACCAAGTGGTTATGGACGGCGCTTATATAAAAGCGCTAACTGTTACTAATGCGCAGATCGCCAATACCACAATCGGCACTGCGCAAATCGACACGATTGCGGGTAATAAGATTACAGTCGGCACGCTCGAAGCAGATCGAATCATTTTAGATGGCGCTGTTCTTGGCACCTATGACAACAACGGCACAATCGAGCTGACGGTAAATGGTATCCGCCTTAATACTACCAATGCCGCTGGTGAAAACGTCTTACAAGATGAAAGTGGTAACGCACTAAGCGACACTACTGTTCTAAATACCAATACGACATGGGCACAGGTCCTACTTAATGGCGGTAACAACCTGCCAACTGAAAACCTTGTAGGTCAGGGAGCGACTAATCCTACTGCTTCTAACTATTCGTTAGGCGACTTTTGGTATAACACCACCGATAACGCGTTCTATGTTTTGTTGCTGGTTGGGACCCCTACTCCGGTCGAAACTTGGGTTAAGTGGGGCGACGTTACCGCTGAAAACATTCCACAAGATATACAGGACGGCGCTGACGCAGGGACTGGATTGGTTGAGGGCACTACCACAATTTCAGAGGATTCCGTTGGTTTTACTGCGGTAGCTCAGTATGGAGGCGTTTATTGGGGACCAATTGCTCCAGCGAACCCCACTACTCAAGCAGAAGACGAGTACGCTGCTACTATCTGGATTGATACCTCTACTATCCCTTACACGTCTAAGTATTGGAATGGCACCGCTTGGGTTATCGGGTCTACAGTCGGCGCTCAAACGGGGGCAAGCGGTAACTTAATTGATGAAAATGGTGTACCGATTGTTGATGCCACAGCTACTAACAGGCAGCAGCAAGCATTAGGTATCCTCGGACAGCGGATTGCATTTGAAACTGGGAGCCTTAGCTACGTTGCCCACGAGGACGGCACTGATCTTTACATCAACCAATCTAAAACTCTTTCTCAGGCTGACTCGGCTGACACCGGGACAATATCTGTTACCGCCGGGGATATCATCACATCTAATCGGCCTGTCAGCTTGCATAATGAAAGCGGCTACCCGATTCCCTCCATAGCTCATACTGGCTATAAATTTATTACCCACACGAACAGAGGTACGACTCAACGCTTCAAAATTTACGCGCCTTTTGCTGCGGGGATTATTAAGTATGCGCAAGAAGCAGCACCGGGGGGCCAAAGCATTGGAAGCCATGTCGACTGGGCGGGTAATAACGGAACGGTTACATGGTCGTCGACTGGCGTACCATTTAAGACTGTTACGACAATTGACATTAGTACTACTGACAATACAGCGATTTATCACATTTTTTACAGTGATACGCCAATCGTTATGGTTAAGTGGACTACTGATAATCAGGACTTCGCTTGGGTTCCTAGAACTGAAAACGAAGTTGTCGGCGCACGAACAGCAGCTTTTGCTAGTTTTACTGCCGATCCTGTTAGTTCGATAACGGGAACAACTGAAGGAGCTAAATATTATTACGCTCTATCACCTATTGGGGCCATAAGCAATCAAGATGGTAGCGGGTCGGATGCCGATCATTATGTACCTATTAACGCCCTCGGGGATACTTATTACATCCACCACGCGATTGCTGGTTTTCAAATTGTTGCGCTAGAGGCAACAACAATTAAAGCTGAGTATTGGAGTGGTACAGCTTGGACTTCTTATGCCACCTACGACCTCGAAGATGCAACGCGTGCAGATATTGGGGAAGCTTTTGTCGGTAGTCTTAGCGCAGGTTCAAGTACAGCAACAGCGCTACAGTCAGGTGCCGCACCCTGGCGCTTTATTGGTTCTGGCCGTTTTTATATCAGAACAAACGATACAAATGGAGATGAGTATCCTGTCATTGGCTACTGGTCTGAACTCAGAACGTGGGATATCAATCCTCAAGCTGGCGACATTGACTTCGCAGATCTTGGCGGGGTTAAACCTCCAGCCGATGCTAATAGGAATTTAGTAATTGATTATACCTTTGCAACCGAGCTGGCACGAACTAACGCTAGTACAACTTCCTTTAGCGGTGGAGAGATCGCGTTCGTTACAGAGACTAGTGCCTTATGGCTCTGGGACGGGGCAGGTTCAGGTTGGGTTGCAATTGCAACAATTGGGGGGATTTTAGGATCTGGTGGAAACATCTTTGCTGAAGACGGAACTACGAATCTTACTGACGTAGATTTAATCAACACTAATGTCACATTAAACGATGACGGAAGTTTTGATTATACAGGAGCAGGCACTGGCATATCTCTTTCTGGCCTTGGCTTCGGAGGGGCGTTAGACGCAACAAATAACACTATGGGTTCTGGTACGGCTTTTCCGACAAATCCAGCACCGAGTGCAGGCGATCTTTTTTACCGTACCGATGAAAAAAAACTTTATGAATACAACGGTTCAACTTGGGAAAACTGGGCAACGCTGAACACCGGAGAATTAGCAGATAAAGATAGCGTTGATTACACGACTGGCGAGGTCACGAACACCCCGACTAGCTTGACTGACATCAATATTGGAGAATTTTCGTCTCTACAAAGTATCACGAGCATCCCTCTTGTCATACCAGCGGGCAATAACCAGACGGTAACCCAAGTTGGTCTTGATATCCAATCCTCTGGCAATCAAAGCACTGGCAATTGGTCAACTCAGTTCTACTCAAAAGATGCTTCGGTAGGCGGTTGCGCGGTATCTTTTACCATCGGTTCTACCACTAGCCGATACATGATTGGCTTAAATTCAGACCCCGCTACAAATGCTAGTTATTCGACTATTGACTATTGCTGGTATGTGAGGGGCAATACTGGCGATTATGTAATTTTTGAAAGCGGATCGGTTATTCAATCTGGCGGGTCCACAGTACTTTTCGGCTCTATTACCGCAGGCGATGTTTTAACAATATCGTGGGACGGCACAACCATTCGCTACATGCTAAATGGAGTTGTAGAACGCTCAGTTGTGCCAGCTACTCAACCATCCTCGTTAGCGCTTGACTCCTCAATTGATGGTATCGGATCGCAACACACGACCATCATTAAAAACATCAACTTTATTAACATTGGCGCGACCCTACCAACGCTCGGAACGAATGTTCTAGCAGAAGATGGATCGACGCTTTTATCTGATGAGGATCTAAGAAACTCAGCGCTAGACGTATCAACAACCGGATCAACGCTTAGTGTCACTTACGGCGCAAACACAAGCACCGGAGTTAACCTTGATGCTAGTTCAAACATTGACAACGCTCTGTACTACACCGCTGGCGCGACCGAGTTTACGGGCGAAATAGATGCAACCCACAACAGTATTCTAGCTTCCGCTGCGACCGACCCAACGGGGCAAGCAGGTGAGTTTTATTACAACACCGCTGACAAAGAGTGGAAATACTACGATGGCTCTGCATGGGTCGCAGTTAGTACATTTAACAGTGGTGCTCTTGCGGACAAAGATGCTGTTGATCTTGGAACATCAGAAGTAACGGGAACACTAGGTACAGCTAATGCGGACACTGGGCTGATCAACACTAATGTAACGTTGACTAACTCAGGATCTACGCTCAGTCTGACAGGCGGTAATGCAGCAACCGTTACGCTAGACGCATCCATTGTCGATAACGTTTTAGCCCGTACTGGCGGCGGTACTTACACGGGCGACCTAGCAGCAACGGCAGGTGCGACTTGGGGCACGGATGTTGATAACTTACCACCGAATCTTTCTAGTCTCACTGGTACAGAAGGCATTGAAAACAGCGCTATAGATTTAGACATCAGCGGTACTACGTTCGGGTTATCAGGCGCAGGATCTACGACTTACACGCTAGATCAAAGCAATGTTGGTCTCACTGGTGTTCAAGACTACGCAACGATCAGCACTGCGTCTAACGCAATCAACAAAGATCCTTTTTTCAATAATCGCGCAGCATGGTCGATAAACTCAGATTTTACCTACACGACAACCACTTCGTCTCCAGCAGCAGGTAACACAATTCTGCAAGGTACTAGGGCTTCAGGTGGAGATAACGAATTCTTTTCTGAAGTGATGCCGTTAGATCCGTCTAAACCTTACAAAATTACGGTATGGGCTAGGCAGACCGCAGGAAACAGACATAACTATTTGACTGTTAGATTTTTAGACGTAAACGAAGGCACTATAAACACATCTGGAAACGCTACGGGATGGCCCTCTGCTGGGACTTATTGGTACTGGGGTGTTATCAATGATGAGTTCCCGTCGGCTTGGACGCGTTACGAAATACATTTCGGCGGGTCTCACGGACCTATCATCCCTACTAGCGCTCGATATGTGCGTATCGGCGCTTTGTGCTTACGGTCAACAAATGTAACAAGCCCGACTTCTTCAACTATTGAATTCGCGCAGTACACGATTGAAGAAGCGCAAACGGATATAACTGTAATTCCTAATGCGCTTCAGTACAGCGGCGGCGGTACGTACAGCGGCGATTTAGCGGCGACAGCGGGTGCAACATGGGGTACTGACGTTGATAACTTACCACCGAATCTTTCTGGTCTTGCTGGTACAGAAGAAATCCAGAACGCTAACATCGACTACTCTTCCGACGGTTCAGGTACTCTTCCAGCAGCGCAAGGTGGAACTGGATTAACATCTACTAGCACGCTTGAAAATGTAAACGTAGAACTAAACATTAGCGGACAAACCTTTGGCTTATCTGGTGCAGGCGCTACGACTTACACGTTAGATCAATCTAATGTCGGACTAACCGGCGTTCAAAATAACGCTGACCAAACGTCACTCAACC